ATCATCGTTTCGATGGAGACTCGTTTTCCAAGATATTCTTTTAGTAATTTTGGGTGGGTGGTTCTATGGACTTCAAATAGAGGTTCGAACTCTTGAACTAGACCATGCATCTCTACAGCAAACATATCAAAGAAACCCTCTCTTTTGAGTCTCCATGTATCATAGTTCTCATCATTAAAATTAGCAATATATCCTCTCCTATCTTTGATAAAATTAGAGAGCAACCAATTTTGGATCTCTTTGGGATCGTCATATTTTCTAGCAAGTCGAGCAAAGAAATATCGATCTTTGCGTTTGTAAAAGGAATCCCTTGATACCTTGGTCTTTCCTTCGTATTGCACAAAATCATATTTACCTTTACCGAAATGTGCCTTCATAGCACAATACATTAGGTATGTGTCAACAGGTGTCATTAGTCCATAAATTTTCTGTCTTTAATTAAATGCATTAGTCTGTGTCGAAACACTAGAACGAACAACCAAAACAAACTGTCCGATTTGTAACTGCCGTTAGGAACTTTCAATTCATACGTCATATCTTTTCTACTCCATTTTTTATATTATCAAATTCTTTTTTTGTAAATTTAACTGCACCATAAAATCGATTTTTGGTTCTTAAAAATTCCTTCATAGTAGGAAGTTTTAAAAGAACATCAATGTCAAAATCACGTCCTTTTTTGTTCCAATCATCTATTATAAGAATTGTCTTTGATTTTATTTTATTGAAAAGGGACAACACTTCATCAGTAGTTGCCGTATTAACATCATGAAAAATATAATCTGCTCTATCAATTTCTTCGTCAGTTATGTCCATATAATGTTTCTCTAACAATTGACAATGTTCTCTAGTGTCTAGCAGATCAAGATGGGCATAAAACAATCCCTTTGCCCGATCAGGAGAAATTCCGTGTTTCCGTGCTGTAGTCCAATTGTCAATCGAATATACCATCCTATTTTTGGACTTTGCTATTGAAGCAAGGTATAACGTATTTGCTCCTGTAAAACATCCAATGTCCAAAACATCCTTCTCACCAAACAATTCATACACTGCTGTACTTATATACCAATCTATTTTTTCTGCTCTCGGTAATGCTAAATTACTGTTCCGAACAGGAAATAAAGCATCAGTTAGTGGTGGTATTATTCTTACCATTTTTTGGCATTTTCAACTTGTAAATAACATAAGGTTCTTCGCAAACTCCATTATTATCACATGTCTGTAATGGAATAGATTTTGCATTTGGGTCAAGAGGTTTGGGATCTATCTTATGCCACTTTGCACCAGCATCCATTTCCTTTTGCATTAGGGTTAGGGCATCGTGATTGACGACCCCGAATAGTATGGGAAAAATTAATAATATTGCGAACATGTTGTCTCCTAAACTGGTAATTGTGCTTGTCTTGGTAAGAAGTTTAATTCTCTAGCATTTGCTTCAATTTTTTCTTTCAATCCTTTTGAAATAAGGGTATTAACCGTGTCTGGTTCTATTCCTTCTTTATCACAATACCATAAAACTGCTTCCATATGAGAGATTTCTTTATTTTTCACAATGTTCTCAATTTCCAGTGTGAAGGTCTTGGGGGTGTTCAATAAACTCATTTATATTCCTAGTCTTATAAAGCAGTTGTTATTATAAAGTGTGGGGTTAACCGTAGACCCCACACGGATGTATTACGTCATCACACGATTAGACAGTTACGCAGAACGTAGTGCCTTATAACCAGCGGCAACCACCGCACGGGTGGGTGTACCGAGCATATATTTCATATATGACAGACCGTCAAAAGACGATACCCTTTTATTCAGATAGATTGAAAATCCTTCTGAACGAAGTTGGCTGATAACGGCACGAACATTCTTAACACCATAACGTGATGTAATCTGTTTAGCAGTTAGTTCTGCACCATTAACCAGTGCATTGGCGACCTTAGAGGTCTTAGTAGTAGTAGTCATAATCAATTATCTCCTTAACATGACAAATATAGGACAGACTTATTCCATCCTTTAAGTGGAAGGTGTTTCTGTTGCCAAGTACACCTTCCGAAACTCCGATTTGATTAAGCAGCTAGTGCATAATCCTCATGTGCAAAGTTATCGTTTGCGTTTAGTATTTTGACCAATAACGGAGTCATCCGACAATTCTCCACTCATCTATCTCTGCCTGTCGATCCTAATTCGCCCCCATCAAAAAAAGATTAGATATATTATACCAGCAAGTAAAGTAATGTCTGCACATATACTCCAAAGAATATATGTTCTAAACATCCATTTACTTACTTCTCGTACTAAGGGGTTCTTCATCTTGTTCCCCTATCAATATCTGTTCCACACTAATCTCCTTTTGGTGGAGGCGGAGGGAATTGCACCCTCGTCCAGTTCAGCATTCAATTCGCATCATCAAACTGTACTATATTTATAGCACTTTCCAGAGGTTTTGTCAACCCCCTTTCAACAGAAATTCCAGATTTTTTAGGAGCAAAATCTATTCCCACAACAATTACCCCCTCTCCAACAGAAAGGAAACACGCATAATTTCCAGGAATATATTCTATAATTGTGGATGTTTTCTTTTTCTTGTTATAGAGCATAATTACTGGATAACCATATTGTGCATCTTTCCACATTGCGAAAGGCTCTTCTCCTGCACTCTTTGATGCATTCAATACTGTCGTAGGATCTCCACACATAAGAGGTTTATTTGTTTTGACCACTGTTGAACCTGGCATTCCAAATTTTGGTACAGTCGGCACCTTTTCTTGATGCTCTACTTTTTCTTTTGGTGTTTGAGATTTTTTTGCTAATTTTTCGTCTGCTTCTATTTTTGTGGTAGATGCTTCGGTGGGTGGTAATGTATCAGTTGTTTGACATCCCATCAACAGAAACACTGCCAGTATTACTGCTAGGTGTTTCATTTTGGTTTCTCCATTCCGTAACGGTTTCTGTTAACGCATCCAGATAGTCGAACTTCTCTTTTACAAACTCTTGTACAGTACCATCTTCGGTTACACATAGAATAACAATCTGTTCTATTTCTGTACCAGTTCTTTCCCCATACATCTCTGCATAAGCAGAACATTGAATGTAATAGTTTTCATTCCATTCATCTTTACGTTCTTTGGTTGATGTCTTGAAGTCTATAATAGACAGCACACCATTGTACTCTGCAATACAGTCAACCCTACCCGCCACTTTGTATTTATCACTATAGAGTCCTGCCTCTTGTGCATGGATGTTATCTATATTTGAGAAGACTTTATCTTTCAGTTGTGTAAAGAGGCAGTAAGGTAAGAAATCCTTTTTATGTTTTGACCATTTTGTTGGGGAATTGATATACACATTATTGAGGTAGTCTTCACACATATGGTGAACCTTGGTTCCCCTTGCCGCTGCCTTACCAGAAATGTAGTTTGCAACTTCATTGCCTACTTTCTGCCTCCACTCTGACAACCCTTGTTTACTCTTTACAGATAAAACCGTAGTTATAGATGGATAAAAATTTCCTTCTGGAGTTTCATATAGACGAACACCGTCTGTTGTTGTTGCTGTTATAGTAGGCAACTCCACTGGTTCATGATTAAAAGTCATATGCTCCTCATTCTCACTACTAATCGATCTGCTCTATTGGTTACTTGATTGTACCATTGACTATCGACCATTTCATCTGCGGCTTCTTCCCAATTTCTTGCGTCCACACCACGTTTCATTCCTTTAAATTTGCTCAAACGAGTTCGTCCCATGTTGAACATCATATTGGCAATGATCAATTGGGCTTCTTCGGGCAAATCCCCAAAGTCTCCATAAAGTCGTTCGCAGTCTGACAGGACAGTTCCGACATCGGTTTCAAAGGCCTCTTTAACTCTATCTCTATCGACTTCAGTTCCGACGGCGGCTCCACACTCAGGATCAGCATCAGTAATAAGATGCCCAATACCAAAGGTAGGGTAACCGAGATGATCATTATATATTTCATATCTAACACCTTCATCATTTTCTAACTCTTCTTGTAATTTTTCAATATTCATTTCTATCCTCTTCCGAATATGTCGCCATATTTGTTAATTTCTCTGTGATTATAAAATATAGAGTTACGTTTCGCAATCTCTTCTGCTGTTACACGTTTCTCTACTGCGTGGTCTGTTATGAGTTTATGGATACCATTCCATTCTTCATTACGTTGGGCATCAATCGCATCATAATCCCATACTTTGTCACTGACACGATGTGTCACTTTCTCACTCATTACTCAACTCCTACACCCAATTTTATTTTATTTATAATGTAATTCCTGACAAACCCAGACCGCACTATATCACCTATACTAAATTCTAGGCAATTAAATTCTTCCATCTCACTCAAAATTCTTAGAAAATCGTGTAATCCATTTCGTTCATTTTGTCTAACCAAATCTGTTTGATCAAAATCTCCACAAAATATAATCTTGGAATCCTGTCCTATTCTTGTAATAATCGTATCTAGTTCATGAAAATTAAGATTTTGACATTCATCTACTATAATGATACTATTATCAAATGTCAATCCCCTTAGAAAAGATGTTGACAAGAAGTAAAGTGTTCCTTGCCCTTTGAGTCGGTCATATAGATTGTTGAAAGATTGTTCATTGGGTTGCTCAAACATAAACTGTACCATGTTCATATATGGAACCTGATATAATGAGGCCTTGTCTTCCTCATCACCTGGGAGAAATCCTATGTCTCTAGTAGGTATGAGAGATCGTACCAAAACCACCTTTTCATAGGGAGTCTTTAGATCCAACACATCTCTCAAAGCAAGATAGAGAGAGACAAAAGTCTTTCCAGTTCCTGCTGATCCAAAAAGAAATTGATTCTTGCCCTTCTTCCACGTTTCAAAGACTATCTTTTGATTGTCCGTGATATGCTTAATGGCAACTAAGCTATTCGCACTAATTTCTTTATTTTTTTTCTTGCTTGCCATGTTTTAAAATCCTCTGTTGTTTCATACAAATCGCATACGTATTGAAAGTGAAAGGGGGATGTCGGCCTGGTTCCAGCATTGCCCGATACCCCCCTTTCTAATGGCACAAATGCGGAGGGACTTCCCAGCTTCATTGGATGCTGTGCATCAGTGCTGAAGTTCGATTTCTCGCATGTACCATTATTATTTATGTTTGTTAATAACATTTCTTGCCTTGATTTGAGCATTAGTCTGACCACTTCCATATTTGTCTGCTAGGGGAGAACCTGGATGAGCAGCGGCAATTCTTTGCATATTCTCTGTAAATCCTCCATCTGGTTTAGGGCCAATGCCCATAAGATGATCACCAACAATAGCAACTGGAACAATTGCTTGAGTTATATGGGGATTGTCTTTTAGGAATTTGGTTCTGTCTGCAATAGACAAAAATTCTGTCCATTCAATTTCAGACTTTTCATCATAAAAAGTATATGTCGGCATTATAAATCCATTTCTAATTGTTTCTCATCACCACCCAGTAGGGCAACTTTTCTTTTCAGTGCATATGCTTGGTCTAAAAGTTCTTTCTGTCTTATCAATGCTTTTTGAAGACTTTTCTGTAATTCAAAAACTTCTCTTTTATAAATGTTTTCAGCACTCATAATTTCAGACTCACCTAACTTACGTCCCATATAGTCCCAGTATGGTTCTCGTTTCATTTAACTACTCCAAGCACTGAACTATTTAGGTCAGAGTTTTTTTCCAATTTCCCAACGATAGAAGAGATGATCCCCTATACGAGTTGTTTTGCGTTTAACATTTGCCCATGCTGGTTTTACCCAATATGCATGATAAAATAAAGCACCATCAGTTATATCAATAAATGCCATATCATTATATAGCATTGACTTTGCTATTTTCAAGAGTTTTGTGTAAGTAACTAAATCCTTCGGAATATCAGAGCGACCATCACACCACCACGAAAATTGGCACCTATTCCTGATCGGAAAAAATGTGCCGTTCTTCTTCCAACTCTCTCTGGTTGGTCCTTGTTCAATTACCTCACAAATAGTATTGGGGAATCGTTTGTCATTGACTCGATTTAATACTACTGAGGATACTGCAAGGAGTCCAGCACTGCCTTGTCCTCTTGCTTCATGGTACATATTGAGTGCAAGACATTCTGCTGATCCATCAGGTTTAATATCTGTAGCATTAGCAGGACTGAAGAGTATCAATCCTGCAACTATAAATTCTGCTGGTGACACTTAGAACACAATCCAACATGCATAGGCCATGACACCTATTATCAAGATTGCGAGAGTATCTCCTGCTATTCTACTAAAATTAATCATTTTCTAAATATTCCTTCACTTTTTCTATTAGATTATCATAGGTAGCATAAGAACCACCCATCCATTCTCCGTCTTCAAACTCACGGATTTCTATATTCCCTGCTGGGTTGGTTTGACCATCAATAGATAGTTCATCCTCTCCCATGAGAGATATTTCAAGGTGTCTATTCATTATGCAACCTCTTTCTTTAGTGCAAGTTGTTCAGTCAGATCACGTATAGCATACATCAATCCTCTTACGTCCTCAGATAACTGTTCTATCTGCAAACTATTCGAGTTGATCTCTTCAATTAAAGAAGATTCTCTCCATCTATCGTATGCTTTTAGTTTTTCATTCATTATGTATTTTCCTTCATTTCAGAACGATTACCTAATCCCTCGGCTTCACACCAACGGATGAACAATCCCAATTGGAGGCCGAATGCCTCAATTTCCCAAGGATAGTCAAAGTAATCCATATCATTTATATCGTACTTTTTCTTCATAAATCTAACCATGTTAGAATTTGAATACTCGTACATTTCACCTTTGACCCACTGCTTCACATGAACCATCTCATGAGCAAGGTTGGTCAAAATATCTCGAATACTGATACTGGAATCCAGATCAATAGTAAATTCTCTCGGAGTTTTTCTTAAATCGTACCACTCATCCCAGATGCAAAATCCTTCTGCACCTTCTTTGTCTACCAAATTCCTAGTCAAATTAATAGTGAGTTCAAGAGTATTAACTAATCTCTTGCTCATCAATTTTTCAGCATAACTCCACACAGCACTTTCTACCATATTTCTGGTCTTTTTAGTTGAACCGTTAATAATTAAAATCATAGAGGCACAAATCCTACAACGTAAAAGGAGAATAAAAACCAAGCAAAGGTTCCGTAAACAATAAACTTTATCATATTAAATCTGCATATCCTAATTCATAAAGGGTGTTATTCCACTCGTCCATCTCTTTTGTGATACGTTTTGCATCATTGTATTTTGCACTATAAGCACGTACTTTCTCTGGATTTTTCTTTCTCCAAGCAGAAACACCTGCACGACACTTTTCCACGTTATTATCACGATATTTCTTTCTTGAAGCAAGTGCTTTTTCGTGATTGGCGTAGTAATACTCT